GCTGGCTGTGTTTCAAAAACTAATACTGAATTGGCTCTTTGAACAATTATTTCAACCTCAATAGTCATATCTTTATTTGTAAAAAGATTGTCTACACCTATCCCTCCACATCTAACTCCAAACCATAATGGACTTGTTGTGTCTCCTGGAACTGCTTGTATAAATTGAAAGTTCATACTAAAAACGCCGTTACAGATAACGTTCGCAGCTCTTTGATATGTTCCACCACTACCACCTACATTAGGATCAATGCCTGACCCCGTTGGTTGAGCAACAGTTGAGCTGAAAAAATATTGATCGTCAGCTCCAACAACACTGTCTGCTGTTAAGTCTATATTAGAAGAGTTCCAAAAATCTCTAAAATCATTAAAATTTTCAGAGGCTACAACCTGACCTTCAATTGTCCATGTTCTTTGAGGGTTATTAAAATTACCACCTGGTCTGTTAAACTTAAACTTAAAATCTACTATTGATCCTCCAGGCACGCTATAATTAGTAGTTGTACCTGCGTCAGCATCATAAGTAAACAGTGGATAAGATATAGCCCATACGGAGTTACAAGTGGCTTCGCTTTTTGATGATCTTGATCTTAATCCGTAATCAATTACAGAATCCTCAGCAATTTCTATAGAAAAGTTGCTTGCTTTTAGTTGCATATAAAGACCTGCCAATTGTTCAGAATCCGCTCCAAGTTCTTGGTCTCCATTTAAAAAGTCAGAACTTTGTGCCTCAACTCCAAGAACTGTGGTCTCAATTAAAGATGTTACTGCACCTCCTGTGTCTCTTTTAACAATAAGCCTATCTCCCGTTTTTACTTTGTTAGTGTTATCACCCTCTAATTTAAAATGAGTTACATTGTCAAAAGGATTAGTATAAAAGAAATTAGAATAAATAGTTTCATATCCAGCTTTACTTGGTTTGACAACAAACTTATATTTAGTAGCCCAAGTTGGGGCGTAATTATTTATTGTTGCTTGAATACTATTTTTATTTACACTCGATGAAGCAGGAATATAAATAGTATTAAACTCAGAAACCAAAACAGTAGATGCTCTGGCGTATTCATCCATATAAACAATACCTGTTTCAAAATCTCTGTTACTATGTAAAGTGTTTCTATTTGTGTCAGAGCTAAATTCTATTCTAAAACTCAAAAATCTAAAATACTCATACATGTCACTAAGCACTGCTCCCGTAGTATTTGTATACTTCATGGCTAAAGCCTGTAAAGTAAACGTTGATGACCCAGGAGTCGAAGTTATTGCAAAACCTTGTTGTGATGTAGCGTTTGTAACACTACTTATTTCTTTTGTAAAAGCACAGGTTATTTGTGGAGGAACTAAAGCAGAATTAAATTTATCTGTAAGAGAAAAACCAGAATCAGCCGTAGCCATTGGTTGAAAATTAACTCCCTCTATTGTACCTATTGCGTTTTCAAAATCTGTAGAGCTTACGAAATCATATACACTTGTATAGTCTTGAGTAAGATTAATTGAAATATTTATAGTAGTATCTGCACTTTCAAAACCAGCGTTATCTATATAACATGCAGTTGTTGTTGTACCATTTTTTTCAGCATGCTCTAACCTAATATTAAAACTTAACTGAGCTCCAATTTTTAATTGGTCTTCTATATCTGCAAGATTAACAGTGGCTAAAGAATTTGAAATAGTTGTGGTTGCAGAAGGATTTATAGTATAAGCTACTCCTGTGCTAAACACTGGACCTACTACACTTTTAAAATCTAAGTTTTGAGAAAGGTGAGCTGTAGAATAATCTAATGCAATTGTTTGACCATTAATATTTTCTATATTAAAATTGTCAGTGTAATTACCGTAAATTAATCTGTTGCCCATTATCGTTTGAGCTTGAGCCTTTAAGGGTACATTGTCGTACAGTCTTAATAACTCATCAGCTCCAATAACAGAGTATATTTTACTGTTAGTGAAAATGTACTCTTGCTCTGAATTATCTGCCCAACCATAGTCTTGTTTTTTAAATCTCTCAATAACGTAAATACTGTTCGTGTTAGAGTCTTTATATAACAAATCAATTTGTGTAACCCTATCACTTCCCGTACTAAATCTAATCTTAGCTGCATTAAAATTATTTTGCATACCAGAATTATCATAAGTCTTGGTATCAAATAAAAAATTTGAAGGTTGAAAAGCAGGGAGAGAAAATAAAGACGTTGCACTATATTCATTATTAAGGTATCTATACCTATATGCAAAGCTTATAAATCTATTTTTTAAATAATTTTGCCCCCCAGCTGCATTTATTAATTGAAATGTAGGTGCTGCAAGAGGTAGTGTTCCTGTAGTTGTTTGATCTTCAAACCCTGGTGGCTTTAAAATAACAGATATATCTTCTTCTTCTATACCATCAACGTTGCCTGTTGGAAAATCATAATTTGAATTTACATTTATTCTTCTTGGTGGGTTAATACCATCAGTAAAAAAAAGTAAATCTTCAATTTTGTTTACGCCCGTTATAAGATATTCTGGGTTAAACCTTAAAACATCTAATGTTATAACATGATATCTTAATTGGTTATTAGAGGTGTTATATGATACTATCATATCTACCACACCATCCGCAGCAACAGGATTTTTAGGGTCATGTACAAACCAATACATTGTTTCAAGTTGACCATCATCAAGTGCCCCTAAACATGTGGCAAAAGATGATAAGGCTTGACCTCCATAACTTAAAGTTGTTAAAGATGTGTTTCCTTTTGAGTTCTCTACAGCTCCTATTTCCGTGTTTTCTGTTGACCCCAACCGTACATTTATTGCATCTACATATTCGCCTGGTGGAAGAAGTCTCTCATCCACAGACTTGTTCATTCGTCCTGCAATAAAATTTGTGTTAACTATTGGCATATTATTTTATCCATTTATCTTGGCCTCTTAAGTTCATTAAAAGTCGACCAGGGTGTATGTTACTTAATCTTAACTTAGCATTTCTTAGAAGAGATGATTTATCTTTTCTGGCTCGATTTACTATGTATTCAGAAATCCCAAGTCTTCCGTTCAAAATAGAATATCTTATATATGCATATATATACTCTTCAAATAATTTATTTAAACTTACAGATGCATCGTCTCCATTTTCCATGCCATCTGAAATATATTCTAATACCACCGATATTGCTCCTCCTGTAGAACTAAAGTTTATAACTCCAGATTTTTTGTCTATTTTAAATGTTGGATTAGCGTTAGCTGTTTCTGTGTTCAAACCAAAACGTGCTCCTATCTGGTAATCAAAATACCAACAGTCATCTACACAATATCCCTCTTGACCATCAAATGGACTTCCTGAATTTAAGTAAATACTTTTGGCACTTCCCTGAATCCTGGCTAAATCTACCTGACTATCTTGAGGCCTTAATACATTACCGTCTTGATCAAACAAAAGATTAGCTTGATTATCTTGTAAGTATGCATCAGAAAAATTAGTTTGTATGTTCTCAGTTAATGGATATAATAATCCATCCTTCCATTGCGAAACTCTTACCCAACTTACAAAGTCAGAAGGTAAAACAAATCTATAATTAGAATCTATATCTAATTGTAAAACTTTTATTTCTTTTAAAGCATCATAATTTAATTCTTGTATACCTCGTTTAGCGTGAAATAAAACTTGATATCTATTTAAATTATTTACCAACTCCATGTTCCCCTGATATATAAGCATGAAGTTATTTACAATATCTTCCAAAGAAATATATTGATAAGAACCCCAGTTTTCATCATTAGGATTAGTGTTGTTATTTGTGTAGTATTGATATTGATTTATATATGCCATCTTAACTTGTTTCTTGTGTATCTAATGATTCTTCTCCTTGACCAAATTGAACCACATCTCCTTCTCTTATTTCTACTCCAGCATATTGTAATATTTTTGCCACTAAATTAGGCTCATCAGATAGGGGTAGCTCAAAATCTTGATGTAATGCATCAGATGGGTTATATATTGGATCTTGCCCTGAGGTTTCAAGGTAAGTCCAATTCGGATCAAATGGAAATCTAATATATTGACTTATTATTTGACCCTGATTATTTATAGTTATTGGATAAATTTTACCTCTT